CCGTTGACACCAACTCAGAACCCGGGAGAATAGTCCTTGAAAATAACGGAAGTTGGCCTTCAGTGACATTGCACCCCATGAACCCGATTAACATTGAATACGTCGCGGGTTACGGAACCTCAACGAATGTTCCCAAAACTATAAAGCAGGCCATGAAATTGATCATCGGTGATCTTTACGAAAACCGCGAGAATTCCAGAGATACGAAGTTCGGGGAATTAAAAGAAATCCCAATAGCGGCTAGAAGATTGCTGGCAAATAAACGAGTTTGGATGTGATGCTATGAGGGCAGGAGAATTAGACAAGAAAGTGACGATTCAATACCCGGCAAAAACCAAAAATAGCTTTAATGAGGATGTTGAGACTTGGACAGACCTAGCAACAAATATCTGGTGCAGTATAGAACCAGTCTCGGGTGGCGAAAGATGGCTATCGCAAGAGAGAGTCAGCGAGGCGACATTTAAAATGAAGATGCGGTATCGAGCAAACCTTAACTCGACCATGCGGGCAAAATATAAAAATAGGTACTTTCAGTTCCTTGCTGTGCTGAATTTGAACGAGGATTCAAAAGAATTATTAATTCCTGCGAAGGAAGTGATCTGATGGTAATTGAAGAGGCTTTAAAGACTTATTTGTTAACACAACCCGGCTTAACTGCATTAATCTCAAACCGGATTTATCCTTTAAAGTTACCGCAAGGCCCGACACTTCCGGCAATCGTCTATCAGAAAATAGACGCGCCAAGACTGCATGGGTTTTCAGCAGATATAGGAGTTATGACGCGAATACAAACAACCTCATGGGCCTTGACCTATGCCGGGGCGTCAGCAGTACAGGAACAGATCAGGGCAGCCACTCAAAACTACATGAATCAGACAATGGGCGGTTCCGGCGGAGTAGAAGTTAAAAACATCGAGTTTGATGAAGGTCCCGATAGTTACGAAGATGACACCGAAAGATATGGGAAAATAGTTGACCTTTTAATCTGGCATACGGAGGCATGACATGAAACAAATCAACAAAGAGGTTTATACGAAATTGCAAAAGAAACGAAAGAAGGTCAGGAGAACAAAGCATAGATTTTGGCAGGTAGACGTCCATTAGACGTCTTATTTTATGCCCGGGAGGTGGTTAAATGTTTTATCACAGCAAAGGTTCAAAGGTCTATTTAAACGGCAACCCCATGTCGTCCTATACAGACAACGTCAATGTCAGTATGTCGGCGGACACGGTCGAAACAACGACATTTATCGACACGGCGAAGCAATACGTCATGGGGCTAAAGAATGCCACGTTAACAGCGGAGGGGTTCGGCGCAGGTTCGACCGGGGAAATCGATCAATATCTTAATGCCGCCATATCTACTGCTGAAAACATCTGGAACTGGTACCCGCGTGAGGTGGCAGGAATGCCCGGCTATGGGATGAAAGGCTACAACACCCAGTATGACATCAAAGCTTCGATATCAGGGGCTGTCAGAGTTGCCGCGGCATGTCAAAGCAATGTCGGCAAGGAACCTGTCAGGTGTATTCGCGCAGTGGCGGCGGCATCGGCTTCCAGCAGCGGCGCGGCGTTTGACAATTCCACAAAGTCAACCAATGGAGGCGCCGGATATTTACAGGTCACAGCAACGGCTACGTCCGACGCTGCAATAGTAATTGACCATTCGTCCGATGGTTCAAGCTGGGAAAATCTCGCTACATTCGCAACCGCACCCGCGGGAGCATCGGCGCAGAGGGTAGCGGTAACAGGAGAAGTAAGAAGATACGTAAAGGCATCATGTACGTTATCGGCAAGCTGCACCTTTGGTGTAGCATTAAACAGGTCGTCACAGACCTAAAAAGGAGATGATCTTATGAGTTTTTATCATGGCAGAACAGCTAAGTTTTTCATTGACAACGCGGCAGGGACGTTGACGGACATTTCCACAGGCATGAATGACGTTTCGCTTCCTGTAGCAGCCGATACGGTTGAAGTAACAGGGTTTACAGATACAGCGAAAAATTATGTAATGGGATTAAAATCCGCAAACGGTTCTATTGGTGGAGCTTTTTCCACGACCGTTGATACTGTCCTATCAGGGATCGTCGGTAGTACGGATACAAAGTCGTTTGAGTGCTATCCCTATTCCACGGCCTCGGGTTCGGTGGAGAAAAAAGGTGAGTGCTTTGTGACAGCCTATGATGTTAAGGTATCTGTGGGCGGGGCAATCACATATTCGGCAAATATAATCGTGTCTGGCGGGGTCACATCGACCACCGCAGCGTAGGAGGATATATGTTATCAAGAGATGAGATTATCAATATTAAAGACTGCAAGGTTATAGCAGTGGAAATACCGGAATGGGGTGGCACTGTCTATCTCCATAAATGGACCGGCAAGGAAAGAAGTTTGTTCCTGAGCAAATCTATCCATGAAAGCGATGGCGGCGCGGGAGTGAACTGGGATACTCTTTTTGACAATCAGGTTTTGGTTGTGGCTTTGAGTTTAAGCGATGAGAATGGAACAAAATTATTTACAACCTCTCCTGAAGACCTTGAAATCCTTTCATCCAAAGATGGAAATGTAATTCAGATGCTTTATCAGGAATCGCTTATATTGAATGGCTTGGCAAAGGAAAGCGTTGAGGAAGCAGCAAAAAATTAGAGACCTGTCCGGAAAGAAAATTCTATTTCGGTTTAGCCTTAGAATTGCACATGACCGTAGATGAATTGCTGGACAGGATATCATCGGAAGAATTGACAGAATGGCATGCCTATCTTGCGTTGAGACGTGAAGAGGAAGAATGGGCAAACAGAAACGGGGGAGGTTAAACCCTCCCTTTGAGGTGCTAATATGATTGAGCTTGATACAAAAGGTTTTCAGGAAATGATAAACACCCTCGACAATATGGGGGAAGTGGGTGAAAGCATAATTAAGAAAGCACTCGATGAAGGTGCAAAACCTGTTTTAAATGCCATGAGGCGCAAAGTCTATTCAATATTGCACAGAAGGTCGGGAGATTTACAAATAAAAATTAAAATAGGTAAAGTGCGAAAGTTGAAGGACGGGGTATATTCTCAGGTAATCGGTATATTAAAAGGCGATATATCATCCGTTTATTATGGGAAATTTTCAGAGTACGGAAGTTCTCATGAACCGGCCAGACCTTGGCAAAGACCTGCTTTTGATGAATCAAAAGACGAGGCTTATCAAAAAATCGAACAGGAATTAACCGACGGTATAGAAAATGTTTTTAAGAAATGAGGTGGTTTAAATGTCTGACAAATCCATGCTAACTAAATTAATATTAGATGCATCCAGTTATAAACAAGGTATAGACATGGCTAAGCAGGCCACCCAGACGATCAATAAAGAAATGGATTTATGGAAAATCCAGAATAATGCAACCAATGACAGCCTTAAAATTTTGTCTCAGCAGGCTAGGGTGAATTCGGATACACAGAAAATTTTATCCGCTGAAATTGACCTCACAAAAAAGAAATTGAAAGAAGTAACTGAAGCACAGGGTGAAACCTCAAAGGCTGCAATGACTTATCAAAACAAACTCCTTGACCTTGAAATCCAGCAGGCTAAACTAAATAAGGAAATTGGCGGTGGACTTACTCCGCTTCAGAATTTTAAAAACTCTATGAAAGAAACGGGCGAACAATTACAGAAAATCGGCGACAAAATGCAGTCGGTCGGAAAGTCAATGAGTATGTATGTGACTGCTCCAATTGTAGCTGCTGGTGCCGGAATACTCAAACTTGCAAGCAG